TCGAGTTCGTAAAGACGGACAGGATAAAGTAACTGATATAAAACCAGATATGGTGAACAGGCCAAAGCATTACCAAGGAATAGTGGAGTGCATAGAACTAATAAAAGATAGAGTTGGTTCTAAAGGATATGCAGCTTATTTAGAAGGTAACATTTGGAAGTATTTATATAGACATAAGGATAAAGAAGAAAATATCCAAGATTTGAAAAAGTGCCAATGGTATTTAAACGAATTAGTTAAATATTACGAGGAGTTGTAGGGATTTACCAAGGAGGTAAACATGAACTTATATGAGTTTGATGATCGAATCTTAAAAGAAAGAAACGGAAGAAAGCCTATATATGTAAATAAACACCTTGCAGAAAAGTTTAAAAACTTTTGTAAGAGTGAGCAGAAAAAACCACATGAAGTGGCTGAATATCTAATATCATTGGGTATGAACTCTGCTAAATACTATGAAGAACCTAAGGTGTCTGTTGACATCGAAGCTCTTTAAATAGGTTTTTGACATTAGTAAGCGAGTCCATCGCTTGCATCTCTTCGTCTTTAATAGTTTTCTGTTTGCTTCCGTCTGGAAAAGTAAAGAGAACTTTTTGTGGGTCTAATGCAACCAAGGCATAAACATCTATTGAGCCTTTGTCGTATTCTCTTTTCTTGGTAAAAGAACCACGCCTAAAGTCATATTCCCATGATACTCTGTGGTTTCTTATCCTAGATTGTGTTTTAACCTGGCACTTATATAGCTTATGGTCAACGTCAAAGATAATGTCTGCTTCTGCACTATGTGGAACGATAACCACAGTATCAGCGTATAAAGAAAGTAGCGAGGCTACTAAGTATTCTCCAGATCGGCCAACTCTTTCTGATTGGCGTGGCATAAGGTTATTCCTCTGGGGTAAATGCCTGTGGTAGTTGTTGAGCAGTATATCTTGTTACTGGTCTTGTTACAGCCTGTTCTAACAAAATGCCTTTAGTTTTTTCTTGTTTTTGCAATTGCAAAATTAAATCTAGTATTTCTTGCTGTCTTTGTGGATTTTGTTCTAATAAAATTTTACCAACACTTCTAGCTCTTTTTTCTGTAGGATTTGATGCAAGGTCTCTAACCTTGTTGTATAAACTTGCTTCAGCCCTGATACCAGCAGAACTTGTTGGGGCTGTACCAGCAACTATTAAGTCTGATAATGACTGAATTGCATCTTCTGCATCTAACACCTTTTCAGCAGTATTAGAACCACCAATTACAGTTGCTGTATTTTTTGATATATTTGATTCTCTTACAAGTCTTTTTATAAATTGTTCTCTAGCATCTAAATCATTTCCAAACATAATAATTAATTTTTGTCTTAAATCTGGAGAATTAAATATTTTTTTAACTAAATCTAAGTTATCACCAACCTTGTTTATTTCATTGTAAATCTCTTGAAAAACTCCTACCTTGAAAGCATCTCTTTCTATATCTGTTTCAAGTTTATTAAATTCTTTATTAAATGCCTTTGCAGATGTTGATGGTTTTCTAAACATTACCCCTTTTTCAAAAGCATCTTGTAAAGCGAATCTGTCAGCAGCCATACTGAGAGCATCCTTGTATTCACTTCCTAAAATAGAATCTTTTAAAATATTTCTAAAATTGTTTCCAATTTTTTTTCTATTTTTTGCCATTTCTTTGTCTATTGATCTATCTGCAACTTTGGCATAAGTTTGTTGGTCTGCTGATTTTTTAATCAAATCCAAAAACTCTAAAGGTAGCTCTTTGTTTACAGCAACAATTTTTCCTTTTTCTTTTATAAATAAACTTCTTAATGGTGGTATTGGAAAAGGATCTCTGCCTTCTGCGTCTAGTTTTATTCTGTATACATTTCTTGCTTCTTCATAAGCCTCTCTCAAAACTGGTCGATTTAAGTTTTTATATAAGTCTAAGTTAGTAACCCTTTGATTTTTTAAAAAAGCAGATTCATATAATGGAGATAAATAACTTTGTATAGTTTTTTCAAGATCATCAATGCCAGAATCTAAAGATATTTTGGGTGTCTTTATTGTCTCTTTTACAGAATTTTCTAATTCTTTTAAAATTCTTGTAGACTGTATATCTGGTTGTTCTAAATCTCTGAGGGCTTTTGCTTTTTGTTCGGTTGTACCAGAGGTTCTTTCTATAAGCTGTCTATCAATATTCATTCCAGGAACTCTAGTCTTTATTCCTCTCAACTTTCTATTAACAGCATCTCCGCCATAATCTGCCAAGATTTCTATTGGCGATAAACCAATTAATTTATTTGCTTCTATGTTGTCATTAATTTTTTGAACTACAGACTCTATAGGTATTTCGTCTTTAACAAATTGATCAGAAATAATTTTTATTGATTTTATTTCATCCTTATTAAATTTTTGTAGTTGTGATTTTTTAAAAGGTTCTGAAAGAATGTCTTTTGTTTTAGATATTCCAGTAACAACTGGTGGTAGGGCTGCACCAATTAATCCTCCAGCTGCCGCTCCCAATGCTGCGCCACCTATTCTTTCTTGTGGTTCACCTTCTGCATAACCAGCACCTGCAACAGCTCCTTGTAAAGCACCTATTTTTGATGCTTCTAAAGATTTTGCCACTAATCCTGCACCAGGTTGTGATATTTTTCCTGCCAAAAGTGGGTTGCTTAGTATTCTTGTTGCTGAAGCAGCAACACCTGCACTTGAAGTTCCACCAGTAAAAGGCGTTAATAATAATGAAGCAATAGCTGGTGCTACTGATCCTGTTATTTCACCAACTAATGATGTTTTTGGATTTGCTTTCCTATATTCTTCCAATTCTTTTCTTTTTTCTTCAAGAGTTCTGTCAAAAGATTCTTGAAATGTCTCATCTGTAAATAAAGAACCTAAAGATGATATTCCAGCAGCCATTTCATCAGAAAAACCAAAAGTAAGTCCTTGTCCAGCTGCCGCTGTAAAACTCTTTACTTTACTTATATCGGAAACTTCTTCAGGTTGTTGAAGTTTTAATCTTGCATCTTCTTGTAATTTTTTAATCTCTTCAAGAGTTGCCATTTTTAACTTCCTTGACGAATTTTGTCTGCTAATACTTTTGCTAATATTTCTCGTTCTTCTTCATTATATTTTGAAGCATCAAGTTGTTGTAAATCTTCAAGCGTTGCATCTTCTAAAGATTTTCTAAAAATCAAAGGTTGTATACCTTTTGTATAATCAAAAATTATTGTCTCTGGTTTCATTCCTTTATCTTCAGCGATAGAGGTATATCTAGAAACAATTTCAGATTGATCGCTTAAAGCTAAATCATAAATATTTTGAGCTTGTTTTCTAAAATCAGCTCTTTGGTCTGGAGTTAATCTTTCTCCTGTTAAAACACGATTATATAAATTTATAACCCTTGATGGAACGCCTGCCGCCTGTGCTGCTGTTGCTTGCTCCCCTTCTCTTACTACAGAACCAGGATCTAACATTTTCATATAAGCAAATATTAAAGAAACGTCTCCTGCTGCGGTTGGGTCTGTTCCTAAAACCTTACCAAATGATTGTCCTATACCTTTAAAATATTTTGACTGTTCATTAAATTCTTTTCTTAAAGATGCTTCATCTTTAATGTCTGGTCTTTTTTCAACAACAACTTCAGGAAAAACTCTTTTACCTTTTTGAGGACCTTCTGTATATCTTAAATAACCAGCCGCATCTTTTACAGATTTATATTCCTTACTATCTTCTTTTTCAACACCAGGTAAAACTCTTTTTCCTGTATCTGCATAGTAATTATAACCATCAGCACCTTTAACTATTTTTCTTTGTCCAGCCATAGAAAGCCTAGGATCTAAACCAGCTCTTAATAATTTAATTTGTTCAGCATATCTTGGGTCTTGTCCAAGCTCTTGTAATAACTTATCTTGTTTTGCTTGTTGCATTTGCTGTTCAGCCAACTGCATCCTTCTAGGATCGCCAGATAATATAGCAGATGACCTACCTAAACTTCTTTGTAAAGCAGCCAAACCTTCTTGTCTACGTCTTGCAGCTTCTTCTGGTGATACTTGTTGCATTGGGTCATAGCCGCCAATTCTTGTAAGACCTCTGCCGACTCCTTGACCTATTCCTTTAAAAAAATCTCCTATTGCCATATTTCTATCCTATTGGGAAACCACCTGAACCTGGTAGGGTTGCAGGCATATTAATTTGTGGAGGTGTTTGTGGTTGTTGTGTTTGTTGTGGATTACTAAATAAAGGACTTATTGTATTTAAAAACTCTGTGCCAGCCATTAATCTTTCATAAGTTCCTGGAGTTCTTGATGAAATTTCACTAATTGCAGGTCTCATACCAAATACAGCTCCTTGTAATAGTCCTAGTTGTTGACCAGGATAGGCTAATGCTCTACCAAACTCGCCTCTTTGTGCTGCAATAGCTTGTTGTTGTAGTGCTTGTTGTTGTTGTCCTATACCGCCTAATAAGCCAAGACCTTGTAATTGGCTTGCTTGCAAACCACCTAATAATCCTGCTTGTTGTTGTCTAGCCCTTAATTCAAGCTCTGGTGCAAACTGTGCCATTTGTTGCTGTCTTGCAATATCAGACTCAGCGGCTCTTAAAGCTTGACCGTAACCTCTTTCTCTTTGTTCAGCAGCTGTTCTTGCCATAGCTTCTGCAAAAGGTCTTT